TTTTTCGTTAGACAGGTCAGGAAAATATTCTTCTGCTGACCACTCTGTTGGCGGAGTGTAGATAAAATTATTCATGCTCTTCTCTTAGTCTGTTAATGTACCACATCGCTTTCTCTAAATCTTGTTTTGCATGACCTTTGTGTTCGTAACGCCACAAATATTTCATAGCATTTCCTTGTAGATAAAATTTAAACCCTTGCCCTAAACACGCTTTAATAGCGTCAATACATTCAATGTCGCCTGTCTTGTAGTGAGGAGGATGGTTTACAAAGTCGGTCATAGTGCAAGTTTAAAATACATATTTGTTTGAGGGAGTAAGATGTGCAGTTCTTCTTTTGCTCGTGTTGCTCCAACATAAAAGACTCGTTGCTCGTCATCAGAATCTGCTTTGTATGCGTAATATGTCTTTAAATTCATATCGGTAGCAAGAAGCACTTTATCACATTCTCCACCTTTTGCACCATGTATTGTGGACAATCTAATGCGAGGTGTTTTCGATATGTTCTCTTCGTTTTTTTCCATGCGTAGTAAATAAGCACGATCATGTATATTAATTTTATTCAAAGCATATTGCCACTCGCCCACACTGAACGGACCAAATACAACAATCAGAGACTGCATGTCATACAATTGTCCGTCGGACAGTGTCTTTAGTTTGTCGTCAAAATCTTCTGGCTTTCGTTTGTAGTGAAATATTTTTTTCAAAGTTTTTTTGTCGATGGCCTCCCCGTCGGACAATGCTTTCCAACCAACGATAGCATCAAACATTCTTTGTGGTATTGGTTTGACCGCATCTTTACGTTCTATCTTTTCGTACCACAATCCACGGCTACGACACTCGTCTTCAATGTCGTTTAGAATGTAGCGATCTCTTGCAAGTATCAACCAGTTGTCTTTACTAAAATCTACGCTTTCTAGTTTGTGATGAAATAAAACTGCGCCTTCTTCTTCGACCGGCTCCCATTCTTTTTCGATTCTGTTTTTTGTAACTTTAATAATGTCTTGTGCAAAATCTTGAACTTTTCTTTTTAGTCGGTAGGATTTAGGCAAAACTATTTCTTCACCTGGATAATCAATAAATCTTTCAACGTCTGCTCCTAGCCATCTGTAAATTGCTTGGTCATCATCGCCTGCTAGATACAATCTTTTTGCTGTTGCTGCGAAGTGCTCGACCATCGCCCACTGCAAAGGTGTTAAGTCTTGTGCCTCATCCACAAAAACGACATCCAGCACAGGCAGTAAGTTTTCATTCACAGCCTCGTACAACATATCCGTGTAGTCTAAATAGTTATTAACTTGTTTGTATTCTTCATATGCTGAAGAAACATATTCCAAATACTTCCATTCAACTTGTGAAGAATCTACATATTTTTTATAATGTTCTTCTAACGATATGCCTCGAGCTCTGGCTAGATGATGTTCGTTTAAATATGGATTGTCGGATAGTCCTGTGTCTGCGTCCACAAACATCTTCGATCTAAGTCCTACCTTATCTGCAAATGTTTTGTACTGTGGCGACTTCATCACTGATCTGCCTTCAAGATTTATAGAGTGATATCCGCAAGAATGTAATGTAGAGAACCATTTAAAATCTTTTTTATCTAGTTTAAATTTTATCATCGCTCGATCTCGAGCTTCGTTTGCAGCTTTTCTCGTAAAAGAAAAATAACCTATCTTATCAATGGCTACCGTCTCCATCTCTGCCTCTACAAATTTAAGTAAAGTGGTTGTTTTGCCTGTGCCTGGTGGCCCTAATAATTTTTTTATAACTGCCGTCATTCGTATGATTTCTTATCTTTCATGTCTGGTATATTACTTTGTATGCCTACCATATCGTCCTCAAACTCAGGTATTGTCCACACTTTGATTACTGCCTCTTGTCCGTCTTGTTTTTGCACTCTCAAACTTTCTTTCTCTCCGTCTAATTCGTTGCGAAGAATCCTTGTTAATTTTGTTCTATTGTAGGCTGTAAATTTTTTCTTCTGCAAATAGTCCTCTAAATCTTTTAATAAAAAATGATGTTTGCGATCTTTGTTGGCTTCTCTATTTAACCAAGGCTTACCGTGAACAATCTCTTCTTTAATCTGAGCCGCAGCTTTGTTGGTGCACCAATCTTTTAGATACTCCATAAACATTTCTTTGTTGCCTGGAGCAGAGGTGTATGTTGAAGAACTGACTAAAGCTGCAATCTTTTCTTCCCAACGAGGTGTCGGTAATTTTTTTGGCATGTACTTTAATTGTTCCATACATTTTTTCTGAAAACGATTTTGTAATTGTAGGTCTTCAGTTTCCAACTCTAATGGGTTTTGTTTTCCATCAAGAGATAGAAACCACAAAGGTGGATCTGAGCCATACATTTCTAGACCTGTAGGAGCGATTTCTAAATCTGCAATGCCCTTACCAAATTTTCTTCTGGCACATTGTTTGCTGTTGCAGTTAGATTTTAACGGCTCTTTGTTACAAGCATAATCGTATTCTTTTTTACCCACAGACTGTGCTATCTTTTGTACATCCTCTTCTGACAAAGGAGGCACACACATCTCTTTGTTTGCTGTCAACAGATCTACTAAAAATTCTGTCTTGCCAGACTTTTTAAAATACACAGCTATGTTTGTTAGTGTCTCGTTCCGTCCGCCCTCTGGTATGCCGTTCTGATGCAATATGTTCAAACATGGTGGCCCCTCTTCAAAAAAATCATTTATCTTTAAAAAATCTTTTGATGCATCAAGCTGTGCATACACATCGTACAAAGTATAGAACTGTTCTAAACTACATGGTTGTCCTTGATCGTCTAGAGCATGACGCTCACTTTCATCCCCACCAAAGTACGGTAAGTTTAAAAAGTTACCCACTTGCCCTTTGTCTATCAATAGTGAAACTTGTTTTGGAAAAATCTCAGACCCCGCGCAACCTAAGAAAGATGCAAAATCTTTCAATCTAGATTGCACGGAGCTGGCTTTCACAGGGACAGTGAAGAACATAAAAACATGTGCTCCGCCACTCTTTGATTTACATACAATTAGCGGTAACCCATGCTTTCTAATCTTTGTAATTAATTCTAAATGATCAAAACCGTTGTAATTATCGATGTCTATGCAACCCCAACGACATTGATTGTTTTCATCAATTGGAATAATACCTAAACTTTTGGTGCCGTTTAAATGTTCTCCCCATAACTCTTCGGGTATACCTCCAGGGCATCTAATCGTGTTGGCCTCGCCTTTGACTTTACCTACCTCGTTCTTACCCTCTGGTACAAACTTACCGTATGCCACATTTAAACCTTTGAATATTTCTTTAAATTTATCTTTCACAGTGTCCCTATATGAAAAGGGCGACCGAAGTCGCCCTATTCTTTAGTAAGATTTTGCAGTTGATGTCTGCACTTCCTCTTCGTGAGTGACTTTTATTTGGCTTGCTGCTTCAGCAAACTTTCTAGCCTCCTCATAAGTGGATGCATCTTTGATTGTTTCTTTTTTAGAAACGCTCCAACCAAACCAAGTGCCTTTAGCATTTGATTGTGGAATCGTTGTCAAAGTATAGATGTGACTATACATTGGTGGGTTGAACGCTCCGTTTTTACCTTGCATTCTAATACCCATCATCATTGACAACCAATTTTTAGATGCTTTAAGTTGTGTGCCAGCCATGCTGATAACAGCTTGACTTGGCCCGTCACCACCTAGTGCAATCACATAATACTGAACTGTCTCTTTGATAACGTTACCACTATCTTTCATTCTAAGAATGTAGTTAGCGTCACGTTCTGTTTGAGACAGATCAAAGTCTGTTGGATGAACTGCTACAAGTTTACCTTGTTGCGAAGCATCCCACTCTACGTACTCTTTTTTGTAGTAGCACGGAATGACATCCACACCTTGCTCTCCGTCAAACAATTGTTTGGACACAGTATTATAAATCATGCCAGGTTCTGATCCCTCAACATAACCATTACTGGTTTTGTTGCATTGTGCAGATAACTGACTGAGCACCCTTAAAAAGGGTAAAGCTAAATCGCCCATACCAGATACCTCCTCAAAACCACTTACTTTTTCCATTTGAAAGACACTTGCATCAACTGTTGCTAATTGTCCTTTGTCCGTTGCTTTTTGTACTTTGTTCATTGTTTTTTCCTTGTAATTTTCGCTTGTCTACCCACAAACGTTTTAAAAATTTCTTCAGGCGGTAGATCTGCACCTTTTTCGTGCAGCTCCCGAAGAGTTGCTTTAAGGGTCATGGGTTCAACTTTTAAATCTTGTTGAACCTCATAACCATTGGCGGTGGCTAACTTGGAAAACTCCAATGCCTTCCCGTCTTCGTTGCGACCGAATCTAGCCGATATCTCATTTTTAATTATATCGCCTAGCTCATGACCACGAAGCCATTCATACGCTTCAGCCCGTTTCTCCAAATCTTTTGGTATGCTGATGCTATAAAAATTCTTAACTTCAATGGAACTACCATCGTTGAGTTTTAGCTGTGTCAAGTTTTTTTCGCGCATAAGTTCAGGTATTTTTTCTTGGCGAATACTTAACATCTCCTCTTTTTTGTGCTTAAGTTGTTCTTCGAGGGTAGCTGCTTCATCTTCAAGATCGACCAACCTTTGACACACATCGGCGATACCATGAAGTTCTGAATCATCTACCTTCCCTAATTGATCTTGTTCTAGATCTCTTTCGAAATCTATATCATTTATTTCATTCATTTATTTCTCCTCTTTATTATATAAGTCTACCGATATCGGATAATACTTCGACGCTATGCGATCCCATTTAAGTAACTTAAACTTTCCATTATTAGACTCTGATGCCACAACAGCAGCAACAGCGATAATTGCAGGGTCACCAACAAGAAGTAAAAAATCTTCATCGTTATACTTATCTAGTTTCTTTCTTAGTTTATGTATTACTGAACCAGCACTGTATACTAATTGAGCACGTTCTGTAAACAAGAATTTTATTTCACCGTAGTTTAACGCTTTCATCACGTTATACCTAGGATTACCTTCACCTGTTCCAGGCGGCTCTTGTATACAATATACTGTCATAACACTTTCTTGACATTCAATATAAACATCATTATATTTCTTTTCAAGAAATAAATACAGAAATAAACGGGTGGTGGGATGGCACTTAAAAACTATGGATTATCGGTTTAAAACTAAGCCGTATGGTCATCAATTGGACGCGTTAAAAGCGAGCCACGATAAAAAGAACTATGCTTTGTTCTGTGAAATGGGAACAGGTAAGTCTAAAATCTTGCTCGATAATATCGCTATGTTGTATGACAAAGGCAAAATAAATGGTGCATTAATTGTAGCACCAAAAGGTGTGTACAAAAACTGGATTGATCAGGAGATACCAACACATCTTCCAGATCATATTCAATGTCGCACATTTCAATGGGTGGCGCCCTCTTCAAGAACCAAAGAGGACAAAGAATTGTTGTCTCAGTTGTATGAAGAGACACGAGATCCGTCCTTGACGCTCTTTGTTATGAACGTGGAGGCGTTTTCTTCAACACCAGGTCTGGAGCAGGCTGAAAAATTTTTAATGGCGTATCGAGCTCTGATGGCCATTGATGAAAGCACCACAATAAAAACGCCAACTGCTAAACGAACAAAGAGTATTATTGCTGTCAGTCGTTACGCATACTACAAACGCATTATGACTGGTAGTCCTGTTACTAAAAGCCCTCTCGACTTGTATTCACAGTGCGAATTTTTAGATCCAGAGTTGTTAGGCCACGGGTCTTATTACACATTTAGAGCACGATATGCTAATATGCAAACAATCAATGTGTCTGGCCGGTCAGTCAGCATCGTGCGTCCTCACAACAGTTATCGTAATCTTGCAGAACTATCTGACATCGTGGGTCAGTTTTCTTATCGTATATTAAAAGAAGATTGTTTGGATTTACCAGACAAAGTGTATGAGCGAAGAACGATTGAGTTAACTAAAGAACAGAAACGAGCCTACGATACAATGCGCACGATCGCACTCGCTGAATTAAACGATAAAGTTTGTTCAAGTATGAATGTGCTGACACAACTTCTTCGGTTGCATCAGATAACTTGTGGACATTTGAAAGCGGATGATGGGTCGATTGTGCATCTAAAAAACAACAGACTGGATGAATTGATGTCATTGTTAGAAGAAACAGAGGGCAAGGTCATAATTTGGGCAAACTACGTTGAGGACATAAAAAGCATAGTCAAATCTTTAAAAAAAGCTTACGGAGAGGCCTCTACAGTCGAATATCACGGTGGAGTGAAGCAATCAGTCCGCCAGAGGCAGATTGCTCTATTTCAAGAGAAAAACGGCCCTGCACGCTATTTTGTCGGAAACCCTCAAACTGGAGGGTATGGGATCACACTTACAGCGGCAAATACAGTAGTATACTACTCTAACAACTATGATTTAGAAAAAAGACTGCAATCTGAGGATAGAGCGCACAGAATAGGGCAAACAAATAAGGTTACATATGTTGACCTAATATGTGAAAAAACAGTCGATGAAAAGATAGTGAAAGCTTTGCGAAAT